GCGAACGCCATTGGCTGCAATGCGCAGACCACGCTCGTCACGATAATCCTTGATCTGAATCAGCGCGTCCTCAACAGAGGTTTCGTTCAGGTCGGCACCGACGTTAAACGTGTTGCTCTGAGGTCCGCCGGTTAAAGTGGGGTGGTCGGTTGCGAACAACGCTTTGCCGTCACCAATCGCTCGAACACCCGCAGTGTAGCCAAAGTTCAGCACACTGGCCGCTTCGATGTTCTTTGTGCTGGCCATAGATCGCGCAAGTGCTTTGGTGTACCGGGTCGATATGGACTCGTAGAGGTTGTCTTCGATAGCCTCTTCGGTGATCTCGTAACCGAGTGCGTACGTCAGCATGTCGTAACGAGCAGTGTACGTCTCCTGCGCAGTGTCAAAGCTGACAGAGTCACCCTCGTCTTTCCGCACGGCGTTTGCAAAGCCGGTCACCATCTGCTCTTCTTCAAAAGCGCGGTTGGAGTTTTCAATGTCGTACAGCAGTGCACCCTCATCAGGGTAGGACGCGTAGACTTGACCAAAAATTGCGTTGAGCCCTGGTTCGAGCTGCTTGCGCAGTTGACTGCGGTTAATTGCCATGGATAGTTTTCCCTCTTACCAGGTTTTAATTCAGCGTGAACAAGCCGACAGCGTACTGTCCGATCTCGTTAGCAGGATCATCAATAAAGTCGTAAAGCTTTACGACTCCACTTGAGGTGGTAGTGGTTACGCCCCCGCCTGACCGACCGTCTGCTGTGCCTGCGGTTACGTCAAGAGTAAAGGAGCTGCCAATGCTTCCCACAGACGGTGTGCCTGTAAACTGAGCTTTGAACACTACGCCCTTGTCGGAGATAACACGGGCCTCAGCGTCCACGCCACCTTTGGTAACGGTGTCGGCTGGCCAGTTCTGCGTATACTGAATTTCACCTTTGGCATCGGTGTACTTAACGCCGACAAAAATGCCGTAAACAGCATTTGTAGCTGCGGCCTTCTCAATTTTACCGCTGACCAGTTTAACCGGATCACCGTTAAAAATGGCCGTATCGTAGCCACTCGCCAAGCGTACTGTTTGTGTCTGAAAGGTGTCGCCCCCGTTCAGGGACTTAACCGCAATGAACCCAAAAGGGTTATTAGGATTTGCCATTTTTAAGCCTCACGTTTAGATGTCATGGTTCGCAGCAATCTAACGTTTACCCTTCGCGGTCTTTGCTTCGCTTAATGTCTTCGGTCAGCGGCATTGAGTCGTGTCGTTCTCGTCTAAGGGCGTTACTGACGCTTTGCTGGTGTAACTTCGCTTCGTTAGCATAATACGAGTTGCGTTGATCAGCAAGCCTTCGCAGCATCTTGCACAACACAAGACCGCCGCGCTCTATACGACCGTTGCGTATTGGCAGGACACCACGGGCTACCTGGTCACTGATGTCAGAGTCGTCCGGCCGCACAACAACGTAACCCTCAGACAACTTCTTCTGCATGTTGTTCGGGTCGTCTTGGCCATTATACTGCACACGCACCCATCGAAAAATGTGATCTTCAGTGTTTTTCAGCTCAATACGCTGAGAAGGTGGCTTCCACTCAGGGACACGTTCACCTTCTTCGCGAGTGTCTTGTGTCCGCGGTACTCTTTTTTGCTCAGCCATGACCGCCTCCTCAGCGAATGTTTGTGTAGCCGTTTGAGTTACGCTGCGTGTCTGTAAGCAGCTTTTGTTTTGCGTACGCCGTCGGCTCAATGTTATTACGCACGCAGTACGAGTGCTCTTCCCGAGACAGTTTTACCTTTTGCTTGCCCCGGGGCACGGTCGGTGAGCTTCGGCCACTGTCACTGATGCCTGTGCTGGGCTTTTGACGGATAGTTTCTGTAGTGACACTATCTGCACCAGTATCATCGTCACCGTCGTCGTCAAAACTCATCCTTTCCACCAGTAACTTGGCAGCGTCTTCAGGGAAATCGTCTTTGAGACGTTTGGTCAGCTGCACGTAAAAATCTGTACTGGCAGGGTCAATGCCCTTGGCTCGAAGAATCTGATCGTGCTGATTGACGATCTGATGCAGATCACTGCGATCTTTGATGAATGCGTTGGCGTCGACCCAGTCAAGGCCAGCGTCAGGCACCTGATCTTCTTTTGCCGCAGGCTTTTGCGTCTGAGCTGCCGGCTGCTCTACTTCTTTGCCAGACGGCTGATCGTTTCCGTGACGAATCTGCTGCTGCTGGCCTTGAGCCTGATCTACCTGAGGGTAGTACTCACGAACACGCTGAACTCGCACACGTGTGTCCGTAAGCTGGTCATTAATAGCGTTCTCAGCGTCGGTGTCGCCGCGCTCTCGAGCATACTTCAGGTTAGCTTCCAGAATGCTTTTGTTCTGGTTCAGCGTCTGATACACGACCCGGGCGCTGTCCATCTGCGCCTGCTGTGCTCGTTTTTCAAGATCTGTGTATTGCTGCTGCCGCTGCTCTGCTTCCTGTGTCAGACGAACCGTGTTGCGCTCTTCTGTGCGGAACTTACGGGTCATCTCGTCAATGCGTTCGCGCCGTTTATTGACACGAGGCTTTTGCTTTTTAGATTCGTCTGTAGTGTCTTCTTCGTCTTTACTTACAGCGGGTACTTCGCCCACTGGTGTATACCCATTATCATTAATAATATCGACTTCTACTTCGTACTCTTCGCGATCAGCCATGTTCTGCTCCTAAGCAAGGACTAACGCGCTTCCAAGATCCGGAACGACGGCCATAATTTCGTCGTCGTTGAGCACCCGCAGGTCCTCACAGTACTGTGTTGCAATACGAGTGCCTACGTACCGAGCGATCAGCACATAGTCACCAGGCACACAGTAAGGCCCAGATGGAAAGCGTTGTTTATCACCGTAGGCCTCGGGGCCACACGATACGACACGAAATATCAACGCGTGATTGCGCTGATTATCACGAACTTCTTCCGGCAAAATAATGCCAGACTTGGTCTTTTCCTGATGAGTAACAGGTATGACCATAACCCTGTACCCCTGCACTTGGGGAATAGTGTCCAAGTGATCCATAATGGTTTCATGCGTTAACTTTTTTGCTTCAGACGTCATGTTCATCCTCGCTTTCGGCGCGTCTCAAGATTTTGAGGTACATTTCTCTGGCTTCAACCAGTGCGGTTCTTCGCGCCACGGCAGCCTTGTACTGCTCAAGCGTGACGTATGCGCCAGTCAGAATATACTCGTCTTCGGCCTCAACCTCAGAGTTAATCTGTCTGACAAATTTGTCCCGTACTGATACTGATTCCATAACTTCACTTTATACCACACGTTAGTACGGCAAGTCACTGACCACCCGTGCCAGAGTCCCGGTTCTGCTCTTTTTGATTCTGAGACTGCACGGCACTGATCAGCGACACGATGTTTTTAACGTCAGAGTCTTGACCACTCTGCCTGAGCTTTGCAATGTCCGCAGCGGCTTGTAACTCGGCGTCACGGTCGTCTTGGTCAATCTTGGCCATACCGACTTCGTAGTCGCGTTGGTCTTTTGCTTGTTTGCGTTGAGTCTCTAATTCATTGTTTTGCATCTCGCTCATAAGAGCTTGCTGCTCAATGGTCGGCTGACCCGCTTTCGCCTCGGCTTCTGCCAATGCCTGCTGCTGACCTGTAATCTTCTGAGTGGCTTGCGCGGCCATGACGGCCAACTGCTCTGGCGGCATGCCTTGCAACTGCTCAAGGCTGGTGACGCCCATAGACTGCATCATTTGTACCTGATACATCATCGCCATGTGTTCTTGTATATGCGCTTCGAGCATTATCCGCATCTGCTGATTATCTTGGAACTGAGGATTTTGCATGTGCGCCATGTGCGCGGCAATGTGCGCCTCGTGATTCTGCTCAATGAACGCCTTGAGAGGCTTTTTCATCAAAGAATCCATGTTTTCCGTCATCGGATCGGTGGGCTTTGCAGCACTCTTTGGCGGTATTAGTCGATCAATGTTGGAATCGTCAATCTCCATCATCATGTCACGAGCGGCTTCGTACGCGTCAAACACCTGAGGAAACTGCTGTGCCAACTGCAGCTTGTTCTGCGCCCGGGCAATACGCTGCGCCTGACTAAACTGGCGTGGGTCACAGATCGGCTCTATGTCAACGCGGTCATCAAAGTCCGCTGCAAACACTTTACGGGTCTCACCTGGCACGTCGTAGGGGTAGCTCTCCGGCAAGTGCTCCGCGCACAGACGCGCAATAATTTGCAACTCTTGCTTTTGCGCTCTACACAGACGCATGTGCACGGCCGACATCACGTTCATGCCGCGCTCAAGTAGCGCAATGGTTGTGCCGACCGGCGCTTCTTGATTGCCATCACCAACGTTGAGGTCTGTCAGTGATACCATCCGACGGCCAGAATCAATGAGGAAGCCCATCAGCTGGTACAGAACACCGGACGGCTCTTTAAAGCTAAGCTGCATGATGC